ACTAGAGAAGATGTTTCTATTAAGAATAGTGGCATTACTCGCACAGGCACGATTGATTTTAGAATATTTGGTTTTGTTACTACAGCTAGTACAACAACAAGTAATATAGATACTAAACGCAACGAGTTAGTAACTACAGTTGAAACAGCTTTAGATAGTGATAGAACTAGATCAGGTAACGCATTGGACACCCAATTAGTTAGCGTAGAAACAGACGAGGGAAGTATATTTCCTTATGGTGGTATAATTATGACTGTAAGGTGCTTCTATAAATTCACACAAGGGACACCATAAATGAGTGATAAAGTTTATTTAATTAAGAACGGATTGACTGTATTAACAGATAATCCTAACAAGTTTTTAGAAGATGGTTGGGTGCATAAGCATAACAATCCTGAAGCTAAGAAACCAACAGGGAGAAAATATGGCAAAAAAAATAAAACTCCAAAATAAAGACGGAGATACTATTGAGGTTTGGGATAACCAAGTAGATGAGTATGCACAACAAGGTTGGCTTACTGAATCTGCAAAACCCAAAAAAAAATCAACTAAAATAACAGAAGAACAAGGAGAATAAAATGGCAGTACATACAGGCTCAGCAGGAGTTATAAAAATTGGCTCTAACACAGTAGCAGAAGTAACAGGCTTTACGCTAGAAACGACAGCAGATGTAATTGAATCAACTCAATTATCTGATACAAATAAAACATACGAAACAAGTAGAAAAAGTGGCTCAGTCACAGTTGAATGTATGTGGGACGAAACTGACTCTAATGGTCAGATAGTTCTACAAGAAGCAACAGGTGTAACTTTACTACTTTACCCTGAGGGTTCAGATAGTGGAGATTTCTATTATTCTGTTCCTGCAATCGTAACAGGTAACTCAGTTGCAGTAACTATGGACGATATAATTAGACTATCAATTTCTTGTCAAATAAATGGTGCTATAACTAGAGCGACTGTATAATTTGACAATTATTACAAATTAGGATAAAAAATACATATGTCAGCTATTGATAAGATTAAAGATCATTTTAATACTTTAAGTACAGGCGAAAGCAAATACTTTGAAGATTGGGATTTAACAATTTATAAAGAGCCTTTAACATTAGAAAAAAAAGGTAGATTGTTAAAGAAAATGGAAGCCGATACTATTACAGGGTTGGCATATGTATTAATAGAATTAGCGTTAGATGAGCAAGGTAAAAATTTATTTAACTTGGAACACAAACAACATCTAATGAAAAGAGCAGACCCCGACTTAGTTGCAGAACTTGCGACTTGGTTGATGCTCACACCTACAAAAGAAGATATTAAAAAAAAATAGCTAACGACTTTGACTATAATGCAATAGTCCAATTAGCCGATTACTTAAAAATTCCTATACACCAAGTAGAGAAATTCACAGTTGATGAGTTTTTAACTTGGATTGTGTTCTTAGAAGATAAGAACAAAAGAGAACAGCAACAAATTAATATGGCTAAAGCCAAATCTAGGAGATAGATGACTAAAAAAGTTAAAATAGATATTGTAGCACAGGATAAAACTAAAGGTGCTATCAACAATACCAAAAAAGGTCTTGATGGTTTAAAAAAATCTGTCTTTAATTTGCGTAATGCTTTCTTAGGTTTAGGCACAGGCTTATTAATTAAGAATTTAGTAAACACAGGTAAAGAAGTTGAAAGTTTAAAAGTAAGATTTAAGTTTTTATTTGGCTCTGCTCAAGAGGGTGCATTAGCATTTGATAACCTTGCAAAATTTGCAGGTAAAGTTCCATTTAGCTTAGAGGATATTGCGTCAGCATCAGGTAATCTTGCAGTTGTATCAAAAGACGCTAAAGATTTAACTCGTATATTAGAAATCACTGGTAATGTTGCGGCAGTAACAGGATTAGATTTTCAAACTACTGCTAGTCAAATTCAAAGAGCCTTTAGTGGTGGTATTGCGGCGGCAGATATATTTAGAGAAAAAGGTGTTAGATCTTTATTAGGTTTTAAACAAGGTGCTAAAGTATCTATTGAAGATACTGTAAAAGCATTTGAAGATGTATTTAGTGGTGATGGTAGGTTCGCCACAGCAACAGACGCACTAGCAGAAACATTTGAGGGAACTATCTCAATGTTAGGTGATAAATTATTCACCTTTAAAAATCAAATTAACGAATCATTCTTTGCTTCACTTAAACAAGCGATGGGTAGTTTAAATACATTCTTTGAAGAAAATGCAAGATCAACAGAGAAACTTGCTATTCATATAGGTAAAACTTTAACCGTTGCGGTGTTAGGTTTAGCTAAAATGTTTAAAACTCTTAAAGATAATTCCGATTTAGTTTTAACTGTTTTTGCTAGTTTAATATCTCTAAAAATAGCAACTGTATTCTACGGTATAACAACAGCGATAGCAGGAATGACTGTTGCAATGAACGGATTTAATCTAGCAGTCAAAAGAAATCTTATATTCGGTGCAATAGCTGTGTTTACAGCCGCAGTTGTTACATTAACTAGTAAATTTAAAGCATTTAAAAACTCAATATCTGATTTAGCACCATCTACAACAGCAGAGGCATTATTAAAAGTAGAAGAAAAAAGATTAGAATTAATACGGGCTACTAAGAAGCAAGAAGATGAAGCGAATTTAACAAGAAATTCGCATAATGTAAAAAGAGTAGAACAACTTACAGAAGAATTAAGAATCTTAGAAGAACAATTAAAAACATTAAGATTAATTGATTCATCTATGGGTGATTCTCAAAGAAAATCAGGTGGTGTCATTCCCCCAACTCCTGAACGAGGAGAAATAACAGCAGGTAAAGACTTAGAGGGTATAATAAAAGCTAATAAATCAGAATTAGACTTATTAATTGAAAAAAATATTGAAGAAAAAGCATTAGTTGATGAACAATTAGCTAAATTAAACGAGGCTCAAAGAAATGCAAAATTAGAAGGTGGTAGAGCATTAGGAGAAGAAGAATTAGCTTTACAAGATGAATTAATACAAACAAAACTTCTTATGGAAGATAACTTCCAAAAACAAGTAACTGCTATTTATCAAGCAGAAGCAGATAAAAGAGCCGCAATAGAAAAACAAAATTTAGATAATTTTAAAGCAGGTAAATTTAGTGAAGTAGACATAGAAAAAATGTCCTTAAAAGACAAATTAAAAGGTACAGCACATCATTTAAGAGAAACACTAGCTGAAACTTCTAAACATAGTAAAAAAGCCTTTAGAATGCAACAAGCGTTAAATATTGGTGAAGCCATAATGAATACTGCGGCAGGTGTAGCAGAAGCATTGAAACTACCATTTCCGTTTAATGTTGCAATTGGTGCTTTAAAATTAGCTACAGGTATGGCTCAAGTCCAAACAATTAGAAACCAACAACCACCTGCACAGTTTGGTGGATCTAGATTGCCGAACAGTCCATTCTTAGTTGGAGAAAAAGGTCCTGAGTTATTTACACCATCTACCGCAGGATCAGTTACACCTAATCATCAACTTGGTGGTGGCGGTGCAACAGTAAACTTTAATATAACCACAGTAGACGCACAATCATTTGGAAATCTACTAGATACAAGACGAGGACAGATTGTAAATATGATTAACTCAGCTTTAAATAATAAAGGTCAGGCGGCTCTAGTATGAGTGGTGCATTTCCTACAAGTCCAATATCTAATGGCATTAACATTAAGAGTAATCAAACAACTATTGTATCGCTATCTATTAGTGGACGCAGACAAGCTAGACAATTACAAAATCAAAGATGGGAAATGCAAGTATCTTTTCCGCCAATGACTAGAGCAAGTTTTGCTCCAATCTTTGCGTTTATTACTGCACAAAGAGGTCGTAAAGAATCATTTACTTATACACCACCAATTATAGATGATTCGCTTGGAACAGAAACAGGATCAGTATTAGTAAACGGAGTACACGCTGTCGCTGACACAACTATTGCTATGGACGGATTTGCAGGTGATGGAGCAGGTAGATTTAAAGCAGGTGATTTTATAAAATTTGCTTCACACGACAAAGTTTATATGGTTGTATCTGATGTAACTTCATCAAGTAATGCGGCAACAGTTACGATAGAGCCACCATTAACTACTGCATTGACTAATGATTCAGCAGTAACTTATGATAGTGTTCCATTCACAGTAGCATTAAAAAATGATGTACAAGAGTTTACAGTAGGACAAGACGCATTTTATAGATACGAATTAGATTTTATTGAGGTTATATAATGTCAAGAGGTTTACACTCTACCCTAAAAACAGAATTAGCTACTGATCATTTAGATCAGATACATTTAATTAAATTTACTATTGGTAGTACGATTTATTACAGAACGACAGCTTATTTTGATATTACTTATGATGGTAATACATATACAGCTAATGCTACCTTATTAAAAATACCGACTATTACAGAATCAAGTCAAATAGCAACGAGCAATGTTACATTTGATATAGAGGGTGCTAGTCAAACATTTATAAGTTTATTATTAAATAACGAACACATACACCGACCTGTTGAGATTATAAGAGGCTATTTAACAGACGCAGGTGCATTA